AAGATTGTAGACTGGCATCCCATGCATTTACAGATGATAGAACTAAATCAGTTTGATGCCCAAAATGAACAGATGTTTGAAAACTATACTCAGTACCTTTCAAGTTTTGTTACAAAAGGTTACAGCTTTACTGCAATGCAAGAAAAAATATATGCCATGTTTGGTATATGGAAATTATGGGATGGCGTTTATGAAGCCTGGCTTATTCCAAGCAATGATATTAGTCGTAAAGCATTTAGAATGCATCGTGCATCAAAGTTATTTTTTGAGTACGCTGCGAACAAGCTAGAAATGAAACGATTACAAATCACGGTTTGTTCTCGAAATATCCCTGCTTACAAATGGGCCAAAGTATGTTACTTTGAAAATGAGGGTATACTACGAAAGTATGGGCCTCAAGGAGATGATTATTATATGATGTCGAGGGTGTTTTAATATGGGCGGTATATTTTCAAGTCCTTCACCTCCACCACCACCTCCTGTTTCAGAAGAGGAAACTCGTAGGGAGCAGCAGCTGGATGCAGAGGAGAAGAGAGAAAGAAAGACTATTGCATCAAGACGTAAGTCAAGACGTGGTAGATCTGCAAGATTGTTGATGTCTGTTGTTAGGGCTGCACCAGAGGTTACTGGTCAGGTTCAACAAATGGCTACCAAACTAGGCGGTACTAGAAACCCAAGAGGTTAAGATGTCTGACAAGGTTTGGATAAGAAACCCAAGGCATCGAAAGTACAAACCTGGAGAGGAGGCTGATGATGTACGGAAACATGACGAAGAAGAAGCCAATGGCGAAAAAGAAACCGATGGCGAAGAAAGCCAGCGGTCTGAAGAAAGCGATGGCTAAAAAATATGGTAAACCTAAAAAAGGTTAGTCAATGGTTGCTAAGAGGTTTCAGAACCCCAGCGGTGGTCTTAATGAAGCTGGAAGAAAGCATTTTAAAAAGACAGAGGGTGCTAACCTCAAGAGGCCTCAGAAGTCTGGCACTGATAGTAGGCGTGTTAGTTTTGCTGCTCGTTTTGCTGGGATGAAAGGGCCAATGAAGGACGAGAAGGGTAGACCAACTCGTAAGGCATTGGCATTAAAAGCATGGGGCTTTGGCAGTGTAGCAGCTGCTAGGAACTTTGCTAACCGTCACAAGAAAGCGTAGTATGTCTGCATTAGAAACAAAACAATTAAAGAAAAGATACAAAGGTTGTCAAACCAGAAAAGAACAATGGAGGGCGATCTACGAAGAGGCATACGAATACTGCTTACCTATGCGTAACCTGTATGATGGTTACTATGAACAGGATACTCCTGGTCAAAATAAAATGAAACGTGTGTTTGATAGTACAGCTATCCATAGCACAGCAAGATTTGCAAACAGAATACAATCAGCTTTATTTCCTCCGCAACAGCAATGGTGTCGATTGCGTCCAGGTTCTGAGGTTCCACCTGAAAGAAGCATCGAAGCACAACAAGTGCTGGATATGTACAATCAAAAAATGTTTAGCGTTATGCGCCAATCAGGTTTTGATTTAGCTATCGGAGAATTTCTATTAGACCTGGCAGTCGGCACGGCTGTTATGTTAATTCAAAAGGGAGATGAAACTCAGCCCATAAGGTATACAGCTATACCTATGTATCAAATTACTTTTGATGAAGGGCCTGATGGTAAACCTAATTTTGTATTTAGAAAATTTAAAAGACCGTTTGAGGTAGTCGAACAAGAGTTTCCTGGTGTTGAATTTCCAGAAGAGGTTTTGTCTAAGTATAGAGAAAAACCTATGGAGTACATCGAACTACTTGAAGCAACTTATCCAGATAAAGAAACAGGCAAGACCAACTATTGTCTTATGACAATGGAAGGTGACTATAAGATTTTACACAAGCATTTAAAATCTTCACCGTGGGTTATTAGTAGGTTCATGGTAGCACCTGGTGAGATTATGGGAAGAGGCCCATGTCTTTATGCATTGCCTGATATTAAAACTTTAAACAAGGTTATAGAATTAAATCTGAAGAACGCCTCTCTTTCTATAGGGGGTGTATTCACTGCGGTGGATGACGGAGTGCTAAACCCTCAGGCTATTCAGATAGTGCCAGGTGCAATCATTGGTGTGTCATCCAATGGTGGGCCTAGAGGGCCTAGCCTGGCACCGCTCCCCAGGTCTGGTGATACAAACTTATCACAGCTGATTGCTAATGACTTACGAATGAATATTAAAAAAACTTTGTACGATGAAAGTTTACCACCTGACAATATGTCAGCTAGGTCAGCTACAGAAATTGTAGAAAGAATGAAAGAACTCTCTCAAAACTTAGGGGCTGCGTTTGGACGATTGATTACAGAAACAATGTACCCAATCGTCAGACGCTCATTAGAGTTAATGGATGAAGAAGGTATGGTTGACTTGCCATTGAAAGTAAATGGACTGCAAGTAACTATAGAACCACAATCACCATTAGCTATGGCTGCTAACATGGAGAAAGTACAAAACGTATTACAGTTTATGCAGATTGCATCTTCCTTCCAAGGAGGAGCAGGCTTGACGTTAGTGAACCCAGAGAAGGTTGGTGACTACATCTTAGATCACATGAATATAGATGCATCACTTAGAACTACGCCAGCTGAGAGGCAGGCAATCGTGCAACAGGCTCAACAAATGCAAATGCAAATGATGCAGCAGCAAGCAGCCCAGGCAGGCCAGCAACCACCAGCTGACCAAGCAGGGGCTGCACCACCACCAGAAGGTGAGGTAACAGGTGGCTAATAACGCAGACAAGATTAGAGATATTAACTCTGTAGGATGGGATGGCTTAGATGCCAATGTACATCAACTACGGATTAATGATATCAATGAACAGCAGAAGCTGGACATTGCATATAGTAAATGTTTCCAAACTAATGAAGGCAGGGCAGTATTGGAACATCTTATTCAAATAACTCTCGACCAGCCTTGCTGGGTACCTGGCGCAGATAGTAGTTATGGCTACGCTAGGGAAGGTCAGAACTCAATCATTCGAGAGATACAACAACGTATAAGGAGAGCAAATGAGCCAAGCGAATGAGGCACTGGCTGCTGACGATACTGTAAAAACAGAAGAGCAGCAACAACCTGAACCTCAAGGTTTAATGGACGAAGCTAGACAGAACGAACCTGTCAGTGAAGAAACAAACGAACAACCTGGAGATATTCCACATCTTGAACCTCAAGAGGATGAAGATGATGGAGGGCCATACGATAGGCCTGACTGGTTTCCAGAAAAGTTTTGGGATGATGATGGCCCTAACTTAGAAAACATGGCTAAGAGCATCAAGCACTTAGAAGGGATGGTTTCAAAAGGTAAACACAAAGCACCAGAAGATGGAAAGTATAATACAGAGTTTCTTGGAGATAGCGTTCCCCAGGACGACCAACTATTAACTTTTTTTTCAGGATGGGCAAAAGACAATGGTATATCACAAGGAGCGTTTGAAGATTTGGCAGGCAAGGTTATGGAGATGGGCGGTGCCAATGCGGAAGCGGAAACATTATCTGTTGCTCAAGAGAAACAAATGCTAGGTGAGAATGCAGATGAGATTATTAAATCAAACATTACCTGGGCCAATGGTCTAAAAGGTAAAGGTGTTATATCTCAAGATGAATTAGATGAAATAGATATATGGGGTGGTACAGCTATTGGTGCCAGGTTGTTGCAAAAAGTTAGAGCAATGACTGGTGAGAATGTAAACATACCAACAACAACTGCTTATCAAGCTGGTAAAGAAAGTCGTGACGATTTCATGGCAAGAATGAACCAGAAGATGGCAGACCCTAAATATGGATCTGATGCAGCATATACTCGCAGCATTGAGAAGGAGTTTGAGGATTACTATAAATAACTTTACAAGATGGGTCTTGTAAGGTATATCTTATACTGAACGATAACTGTAACCACAGCCGTTCTGGCAGCTGAGAAATCAGTCGCTGCGGTAGCGTATACCGTAGGTTACAGCCCAGGCTTTCTGGATAACTGTTGCGAACTTTGTAAACGTAACTTTATGCTAGGAGGCATATTATGACAACAAGAGCAAACTTGTCGCCAGCGTTTACGCAGCTGTTTGAAGCAGAGGTACATCAAGCGTACCAAGGAGCAGCGGTACTTACTGGCGCAGCAAGAACCAGAACTGGAGTAGTCGGTTCAACGGTTAACTTTCCCAAGGTAGGGAAAGGACAAGCTAGTGTTAGAACACCAGGTACAGACGTGGTGCCACTAAACACTAGTTTCTCAAGTGTGTCCTGTACACTTACAGATTTTTCTGCAAGTGAATACAGTGACATCTTCCTGCAAAATAAAATCAACTTTGATGAGCGAAGAGAGCTTGCACAGGTTGTTGGTTCAGCTATTGGACGTAGACAAGACCAAATTATCTTGGATGCGTTGGCAGCTGCATCAGCTGGTAGCACAGTGGCAAACACTGTTGTTACAACTGGTAGTGCAACAGCATCTGACCTCAACGTAGGTAAGATTATTGCAGCGAAGAAAGCAATGGACGCTAAGAATGTTCCAACTCAAAATCGTCACATGATTATTCATGCGAACAATTTGGCTGGACTACTTGGCGATGAAAGAGCAATTAGCGGAGATTTCCAGAATATTAGAGCATTAGTATCTGGAGAATTGAATACCATGATGGGTTTCCAATTCCATATCCTTGGTGACAGGGAT